AATGTTATCTCAAGACAAATTTAGGAAACTATATGAAATCTATTAAAGTATTGACAGCAGTAGCATTGACTACTCTCTCCCTAGTTGCCGTTGCGGCAGACAAACCAGCAGAAAAGAAACCTGCTGAAAAACCTGCAACAACAGCACCAGCACCTGCCCCTACAGCAGACTCTAAAGAGAAACCACGTCCCAAAGTGATTACTCCAAAAGAGAAAGCCGAAAGAGCAGAGGCTAAAAAAGCAGAAGCTAAACCAGCTGAAGCTAAATCAGACGCTAAGAAATAATTCTTAGTAAATTTTTTATCATTAATTGATGAGGTATATAAAATGGCATTTGTAAATTCTAGCAAAACACAGACAGAACTCTTGGTATCGTACTTGCGTGGTACTGGTCGTGGAATCTCTGCACCACAAGCACGGTCTTTGTTTGGCGTTAAAAACCTTCGTGCCCGTATGAGCGACTTGCGCCAGTGCGGATATAAAGTTCGTACAGCAATGAACACAGAAGGTAATACAACATATTTTGTTTCACGCAGAATGGTTGGACAGGCTTAATCTGTTATAAATAAACGTATCTCAGGGATGGGAACGTTAATAATGGCTCTTCTACCTTAGGAGCGTCTAACGCTGGTACAACGTTATGGTACCCCTGTATTCAGTAAGCAGGATTAATGATACGCCTTCGGGGTATCGAATTTTTTAAACTCGCTTAATAGGAGAAACTATGTTACATAACATTAATAGTGCTATCGATGCTTTTCAAAGCACAAAAACGCAATTCGTCAAAACATTCGTCAAGAATGAAGAACTTGCAAAACCCCTCAATACTTTCATTGAAGCGCAAACACTTTACGCAAAAGCTGTTGCAGTAGAAGTCAATAAGTTTTTTACAACTCTTGGCATGTCTGCATACACTTTTGACGCTAAAAAAGCGTTTTCAAAAAATAAGTAAGAGGAGATACAAAATGGGACACACACCAATTCCCGCTATCTTTGGCGGACCAGGTTTTAAAGACTTTGATAAATTCTTTGTTGGTTTCGATGAGCAATTCAATCGTCTAGCAAAGATACATGATGACGTTACTAAAAACATTCCTAACTATCCACCTTACAACATTCGCAAGACTGGTGACAATACTTACGTCATTGAAATTGCTGTTGCTGGTTTTGGTAAACAAGAAATCGATATCACTTTTGAAGACAACAAATTAATTGTTGCTGGTAGTACAAAAGATGATGCGGATAATTTCTTGTTTAGAGGCATTGCTAATCGTGCGTTCACTCGCACATTTGCACTTGATGACCAAATCGAAATTCAAGATGCCGCTTTGATTAATGGCATGTTGAAGATTGCTTTGGAGCGAATCATTCCAGAACACAAGAAGCCTAAGAAGATTGAAGTTAAAGATGTTGAATCTAAAACTAAAAAATCTACTAAGCAATTTTTGACTGAGGATGATATGTTATGAAATTAGTGAAACAATTCTTCTTAGCATTACTTGAAGGAATTCAAGATGCAAAGAAACACAAAGCAGAGCGTTTTAAATAACAGCATGGGGGCGCAATGCCCCCATTTTTAATTATGGAGATATATTATGCAAAATGAACTTAGAATTTTAAAATTAAGCACTGGTGAAGAAATTGTTGGCAACATTACAGAACGTAGTGGTGATTTAATTTCAATCGAAAATCCATGTGTGCTTGGAATCGGAATGAACTCAAGTGGTAAAGCAAGTCTTCAAATGCAACCTATGCTTATCTTTTCCGAACAGAAAAAGGTAGATATCCTTCGTTCCAATATAATATATGATGTTTCGGTTGCACCAGAGATTGAAAACAAGTATAATGAGATATACGGCTCAGGTATAGTTATGCCTAAAAAACAATCTATTATTATTTAATGAAATTTTACACACACTTCTCTAAACTTGGTAATCAAATTCTTGTTCGTGGCTACAAAGACGGCAGAAGATTTAACGAAAAGGTTGAATACAATCCAACATTGTATTTGCCTGCTGGAACTAAAGATGCTGAGTATCGAACACTAGATGGTCAATCGCTTGCGGCAGTATCGCAGGGCACAATGCGTGATGCTACCGAGTTTATGAAACGTTATGAAGATGTTGACAACTTCAAAGTTTATGGCTCAACAAACTTTCCTTATGTGTACATCAACGAAGCATATCCGGGCAAAGTAGATTACGATCCATCACAAATTAAGATTGCAAATATTGACATTGAGGTTGGTTCTGAAAATGGCTTTCCTGAACCTGAGTCTGCGAGTGAACCAATTACTGCAATCACGTTCAAGATAGCTGAACACTTCTATGTGTTTGGCTGTGGCGACTACGATAATAATCGTGATGACGTAACATATACGAAGTGTCGTGATGAAAATAATCTCATCATGCGTTTTCTCGAAATGTGGGAACAAACATCTCCAGACATTGTGACTGGTTGGAATATTAAGTTTTTTGATATTCCATATCTGCACAATCGAATCAAACGACTTCTTGGTGAAGAAACAGTAAGGCGCCTGTCTCCTTGGAAAATGATTAGCGAAAGAATGTTGGGTAAAAATCCTGGAGGAACGACTGTTCTAAGTTTCAAAAAAGAAACGATTTATGAATTGTCTGGTATTGCCACACTTGACTATCTTGAGTTATATAAGAAGTTTACTTACTCACAACAAGAAAGTTTTAGTCTTAATCACATTGCGTATCTTGAACTTGGTGAAAAGAAACTATACTACTCAGAAGTTGAAAGTCTACATCAATTGTACAAAACAAACTTTCAAAAGTTTATTGAATACAACATCCATGACGTTGAACTTGTGGATCGTATTGATGCAAAGATGCAATTGATTGACATGGCACTGGCGCTGGCATACGATGCTAAAGTTAATTACAACGATGTGTTCACGCAGGTGCGTATGTGGGATACTCTGATTCATAATGATTTGATTGAACAGAATATTGTTGTGCCACAAAATGCTCACACATCAAAAGATTCACAATTTGCTGGTGCTTATGTGAAAGATCCAATTGTTGGTATGCATGAATGGGTTGTCTCATTTGACTTGAACTCTTTGTATCCACACTTGATTATGCAATACAATATTTCACCAGAAACAATTGTTGAAGGTCGCCACACAAGTATCTCTATTGATAATTTGCTAGATGGTGAGTATCAGTCACAAGGTGAATATTGCATGGCAGCCAATGGACATTACTTCAAGCGGGACAAGCAAGGCTTCTTACCTGCTATGATGCAACGCATGTATGATGATCGATCATTGTATAAAAAGAAAATGATTGAAGCGCAGAAGGCATATGAAAAAGAAACAAACAAAGAACGTAAACGTGAACTGACAAATCAGATTTCAAAGTACAAGAACTTGCAGTTGGCAAAGAAAGTACAATTGAACTCCGCTTATGGTGCCCTTGGTAATCAATACTTTAGATTCTTTGATACTAGACAAGCAGAAGCAATTACTTTGTCTGGTCAACTTGCCATTCGCTGGATCGAAAAGAAGTTAAATGGTTATCTAAACAAACTATTGAAAACTAAGGATATTGATTATGTTATCGCATCGGATACGGACTCTGTATACGTCAATCTTGGTCCGCTGGTACATATGGTCTACGGATCGAAGAGTGAAACGAAAATTGAAACGATTGTTGATTTCGTTGACAAAGCGTGTACCGAAAAGTTTGAACCATTCATCGACAAGTCATACCAAGAACTAGCAGACTACATGAATTCATTCGAGCAGAAAATGCAGATGAAGCGTGAAGTGATTGCCAACAAAGGTATCTGGACTGCAAAGAAGCGTTACATTCTAAACGTGTATGATTCTGAAGGCGTTCGTTTCGCAGAACCAAAACTAAAGATGATGGGTATTGAAGCTGTCAAGTCTTCTACACCAATGTCGTGTCGTGATAAAATTAAAGAGTCTCTGAAGATTGTGATGAATGGTAATGAAGCAGAGTTTCAAACTTTTGTTGAAGCATTCAAACAAGAATTCAAAACTCTTCCATTTGAAGACATTGCATTCCCACGAGGTGTTAGTGATCTATCTAAATACATGAGTAGTTCGGAACTATATTCAAAGGGCACACCTATGCATGTGCGTGGTGCGATAATGTTTAATTCATTTCTGAAAAAGTATAAACTGACTAAGAAGTATCAACTTATTCAAGATGGCGATAAGACTAAATTCTGTTACATGAAAGTTCCAAATCCAGTTCAAGAAAATGTATTTTCTATTCTGACTGTCTTGCCTAAAGAATTTGGCGTAGAAAAATATATCGACTACGATACGCAGTTTGATAAAGCATATCTTGATCCATTAAAAACAATCGTAAACACAATTGGTTGGAGAACTGAACGTGTTTCTTCATTGGAGAGTTTTTTCGCATGACAACAAGAAAAATACCGCAAGAGTATCTTGCATTCAGACAACAAGATGATTTTGGTTTTAGTGCAATTGATGAATCAGAAGTCAATAGAACAGTTGACCCAAGCACACTAGAAGAAACTATTATTGTACGTGAAACAATAACACAATCTTCAGAATCTCTACAAAGAGTTGAAGATAAACTAGATCAAGTGCTTGCATTATATAATGATGGTAAACTTGGACTAGATGCAGAACGTGATAAGATGGAAGATGAAGTAAAAGAAAATCTTAAAACGTTAGAACAGTTAATTATGCCATTGCTAGTTAACTTGATGAAGAATCCCGAAAAAGAATACATCTACTGGCCCAATCGTACCGCAAAGATTCAAGAACAAATTGATAAAGTGCTGTCATTGACTAGAGGATGATTTTATGTTATACTATGTTTTTATGGAGAGATAATTTATGAGCAATTTTTTTACAGATTTAGTTGACCAATTGAAAGATGAAGACACTAAGATTTTATCTGATGGTGGCGCATCTGCTGAGTATAGTGGTTGTATTGATACGGGTTCGTATGCATTGAATGCTGTTCTATCGGGTAGCATCTATGGTGGTGTACCCAATAACAAAGTGACTGCATTCGCTGGTGAATCTTCAACTGGTAAAACATTCTTTGTGCTTGGTATTGTCAAACAATTCCTTGACGCAAATCCCGAAGGCGGTGTTATCTACTTTGATACTGAAGCCGCTGTCACAAAACATATGATGGAGTCACGTGGTGTAGATACTAAACGAGTTGTTATCTCTGAGCCAGATACGATTCAAAAGTTTCGTCATACTGCATTGCAAATCATTGAGAAGTATCAAGCACAAGCAGAATCAAAGCGTAAGCCAATGATGATGGTTCTTGATTCACTTGGTCAGTTGTCTTCTACAAAAGAAATGGAAGATACTGCTGAAGGTAAAGAAACAAAAGATATGACCAAGAGTCAAATTCTCAAAGCAACATTTCGTGTATTAAATTTGAAACTTGCTAAGATTGGTGTGCCTTTGCTTGTAACGAATCACGTTTATGATGTTGTTGGTGCATACGTTCCAACTAAAGAAATGTCTGGTGGTTCTGGCTTGAAATACACAGCATCAACAATCGTTTACTTGTCTAAGCGTAAAGACAAAGATGGCACAGCAGTTGTCGGCAATATCGTTCGTTGCAAGTTGCAGAAGTCACGTTTGACTAAAGAGAACTCTCAAGTTGAAGTGAAGATTACGTATAGCACAGGGCTTGATAGATACTTTGGCTTGCTTGAAATTGCAGAGAAGTATGGCATCATCAAGAAAGTGTCTA